CTGCTGGCATGTCTGTAAGTGGAACAGGCATAAAAGCCGGAACATTTATTTCTTCGGTAACTCAAACAAGTGACCCCGCTACTTTTGAAATATCCTCAGACACATTAACAAATATTTCTGGGGGAACAACCTTAACCTTTGGCGATAGAGATATATATTACGTATTAAAAGGAACCGGAATTACAAATGAAGACGACACCGCTGTTAATCCTACTATACGAGTCATTCGATCTACTGGTGATAAAATGTGTGCATTGGGAAATAGCGGAGAAAATGCAAATCCAGCCGGTGTAGATGTTTGGTCTAATAATGCTACTACAGATTACACATCTAGAAATAGCGGCTGGACGAGTCGTAAAGTAAATCCAACACTAGCAGGTTCAAATGGTGCTAAATATATTTATCATTTTGTAGATGAGGTTCTTCGTGTATGCGATACAGAGACTACTAATACAAGTATTATAAAATGGTTTGGATACATACAAAGAAATCAATTCAATCACAACTTAGGCTTAACCTTTGCAGAGTGGCAAGAGCACTCTAGCGTTTTAAGATCACCAGAAACAAACAGTGCTAACCTTACAATAGCTTTTGGTCATACAACCCATGCGGCTGACACAGCAGGTGCATACTTTCTTGAGGCTAGTAATAAATCAAGAGGAGTGGCTAGAAAGCTAAGAAATGCAAGTGACACTGCTTTATTATTAGATGGCTCTGTGAACGCAACTTCTAACTCTTTTGTGTTTGACGATGGAACTAATGATGTCTTAGATCAAAATTTTGCAGGTGAATTAATAACGATTAACACAGATTATGATGCTAGACCAACGGAAATATTATTTTGTACAAAGCCTGCGGCTGGGTTAGCGGCTAATGTTCAATACGAAAGAAATTATGGTGGTGTAGGGTCAGACAGTTACTCAGATAACGAAACTCCTATATTAAGAAGAGGCGTAGGTTTTAATATTGGTGTTAGTAATGGTACAGCGGATGGTGATTGGGAAGGTTTGACATACGAATTTTATCAAAGTTTTTTATATGATGGAAATCAAGAGTCTGTTCCTGTTAGAATGGGGGACGGTGCGGCTACTATAGCGGCATTTACTCATTCACAAACAGCGGGTAAGTCTATGAGAGTTTCTGTGTATGCTGACGTTGCATATCCCGGTAGAATATCTGGTGGAAGAATATACATTAGAGAAGCTAATACAGATAATGAGTTAGCTTTACTTGCAGACATAGATATTGTAAAGGGTGTACGAACCACTATAGATGGAGATCACGTAGCTTGGACAGAAAATGCCACTGCTGTTGACAAAGGTTTTTGTGTGATTGCAGATGCTACAGGAAATGCAAGTAAGCCAAACTTAGATACATACACAACAATAAATGGATTTTCACCAGACGTAAAGTATGTATCATTAGGTGGTGCAGGTGAATCATATCAAGCTTCTATTGTAGAAAATAGAAGAACATTTATAGGAAACGTAAGAGTTATCGGTGCTTCTGGGGAGTTGGAAACTTTTGGTGACAGGATTATGTATAGTGAAATCAATAAGTTTGACACGATACTGCCACATAATTTTATAGATGTTTCTAAGGGTGACTATGGGGTATACACAGCCTTACAAGCTTATGCCGATAGGTTGGTAGCCTTTAAGCATAATCTAGTTCATATCATCAATATAGCAAGCCCTAGCCCAGCAGGTTGGTATTTAGAAGAAACAATAAAATACTCTGGTGTCAATAAAAATTTTAGCGTAACAAAAACAAAATATGGTATAGCTTGGGTTGCGGAAGATGGGTGTTACATATATGACGGTCAAAAAGTTACAAACCTTATTAAAGATAAGTTAGCGGTTAGCAAAGCTTCTTTTCTTGGAACAGGTGCAGATAAAACATGGAACGCATGGTATCGTGGTACAGCAAACGTAAAAGACCCTATGATTGGTTACGATAGTATTAGCAACTCATTAGTTATTATGAGAAGCCCCAACGATTCTTCTGATGATTCAGATGAAGGTTGGATATATGATTTTGATTCAGATGGTTGGGTATTTCACGATCTTATCTTTACAGACAGTCATTTATTTAGCAACTTTTCTACAGATTGGAACAATAATTTAATTGTAGCTACTAACAACAATGCATCACACACTACCACTAGCTTTAAAAAGTTTTTACCTATTAGTCTCGCAAATGCACATCAAGTATTTATTACAAGGGATATAGATTTTGGTGAGCCCGGTATTATTAAAAAAGTATATAAAGTTATTGTTACTTATAAGTCTAATGGTTCTGTAACAACTCCTTTTAAATATGCTATTGATGGTAAGCAAAATTTTTCTACTGGTGGCGGTGGTACATTTACAGGTAATTTAGCGGATACCAGTGGTGCATGGGATGTGGTAACATTAACGCCATCCTCTACTATAGAATGTCAAAGCTTGCAGATACAGTTTGCGGCTACTACATCTGGGGTATATGAGTTTAATGACATTAGCATTGAATATAGATACATTAGAAACAAAAATGTTACCTAATGGATAGAGATACTAGAAGAATCCAAAACACAAAACAAGCCTCTGTAGAGTTTCAAGGTAAGCCATCTTTAAATGGCATGGTAGAAGGACAGATTGCTATTGAGAAAAAATCAAATAGTCAGTTAGCAGTATACAGAAAAAAGTTTGGACAGTTGTGGAAATCGTATATGTCCAATAATGGCGATCAATATGTAGATAGGACACTAACTACAAATACTTTAAAATATTCACACAAATTCATAGACTATCGTGTGTTTACACACAATTTTAGTGTTAACTTAGGCACGTCTGAAGTTTTTTTACCTTGGTCTAGTTCAACAGATACCACATCCACAAGATGTGACGTAGGGTTTTTAACTCCATTTAAAATGCATTGTTCAAAAATACTATTTAAAGTTCCTGTGTTTGAAGACAACACAGATGACATTCTTTTTAAGATAAAGAAAATGGACGATGGAGATGCAACAGTTGACGAGGTTTGCACTTTTTTGTATGATTCTTCAGCTTTAGGTAACACTGTAGACAACACAACTCTTACAGTAAATGAGTCCGACTGGAGCAGTTCACCAACAATAGAATCTAATGATGTTGCAATGATTAGCATAACGCCATCAGACACTGGTATTACAACAAGTGTAAAAGAATTTTTTGTTTCTTCTTTATGGCGAGTAGAGGTGGAAATATGATAAAAACTTTATTAAATTCTAAGGAATTATACCATGATTGAACATTCCTCAAAATCAAAAGGTTACTTACCTATGAAATCCGGCCCTAATATGATGGGCTTTGATATGGGTAAATCTGGTAGCCTAATGGAAATGATGCAAGTTGGTGGGCAACCTAGTCGTGGTGCGGCTATACTTGCTCGCTCTAGGCAAAGACGTGCAGATATAAGAAAGCTAGAGGAACAACAAAGAGCAGAAGCCAAAAGACAAAAACGTGGTGGTTTGTTTGGTAGTATTGGTGGTTTAGCTGGTGGCTTACTTGGTTCAGCCGCATTAGGTGCTCTTGGAATAAGTACTGGTGGTTTAGGTTTGGGATTAGCCGCTGGCCTTGGAACTGCTTTAGGTAGGAGAGCAGGTGAAGGTCTTGGTGCTGGCAAAACAAGAAAAGCGGAGACAGAAGGAACTGTATTTGCACAGCAGGCTTTTAGAGACGTAGAACAAGCTAGTAGAGATTACACTAGAGGTATGGGTGAAAGAGCTTTACTTGCAGGTGCGAAAGCAGGTCTTACTGCTGGATTAACTCCGGGTGGAGGTATATTTGGAAAGGCTAGAGATGCAGGAGGAAAATTAAGAGCGGCTCAATTAGCTAAATCTGTTCCTATTGCGGATACAGGTTTGTTGAACATGGCAGAGCTTAAAACTCCCGGTATAGATATGCGAAGCCCCGTTTTTGACCCTTCAACTGGCTCTCGTACAGGAGATGTTATTTCTCAATCAAGACGTGTTTTTGATCCTTCAACTGGTGCTGGTATAGGGGCTTTACCAGATATGCAGTTTACCACAGAAGGTGCTCTTAGCGGTGTTGAGTCGGGTTTAAGTCGAGGGCTTTCTCCTGATATCCCATCTTCACTAGGAGACTCTGATTTGCTTTCAGGTTACTTTGGATCACTATCTCAAGGACAGTCTCCTATTTTTGCAGGCCCTTCATTGGCAAGTGGTAGTTTTTTTAGTGGAATGGAAGATGGTGGCCTTATTGAATACCAGTACGGTGGGGGAGTTGGTGGAATACAAAGTATTTTACAGGATGCTGGTATTACTGCATCTCCAGAACAACTAGCTTTATTTGAACAGTTCGACCCTAGTTCTTTAAATGAACTGGCATCTGGTTTACAAAGCAGTTTGCTTTCTGGAACTCAACAGGCACAACAGCAACAAGCTGGTATGGGATTTGCTGGTTCTGGTGCAATACAGCAACAACAAGCACAGCAAAGAGAAAGTGCTATGGGTCAACTTGAGTCTGCACAAGAAAGAGCGGCTAGACAATTTGAGTCACAGACATTGGGAGAGGCGGCTAGCTTGATAAATCAGGGTGCTGAGTTTGGCACATATACAGCTCCACCACCTACAGTTTCAAGCTTACCAACGTCAGATCAAGGTGCTGTAACTTTTAATGGTGTTGGTTATGTTTGGGACAATGACTCTGGTCAGTACATTACTCAGGATCAATTTGAGCAAGGTATGAGTGAATATTATGATGATCTATATGGTTAAGGATAATTACGATGCCGGGACACACTAGAAGTATATACAGCAGAAGACAAAGGTTAGGCCCTACTAGATTTGACAATCCCCTTGCAGACTTTTTAGATAGACTGCCAGATTATTTTAACGATTACCAGAGAAACCAACTAGCTCTTGAAAGACAGCAACTGGCAGATAAAAGATATGAAGATTCAAAAGAATTAGCTAGACAGCAGAGAGAAGAAGAACAAAGACGTTACGATACTCAACAACAAAGATTGGATGATAAGATAGCTAGGGATGAAAAAAACGAAAAAAGAAGGGTTGCAAACTCTTTTATGTCTCAAGGTCAGTATGAGCCTGCACTACAAATATTTAAAAATCTTGGTGATGTGGATAATGTTGCACGTATTCAGTCTATTCAGGAAAGCACCGTTGGAAGAGCAGATAGATTTGCTGAGCTTAGGGCAAAGGCAGGTAGATCAGACACTAATCCTTTCCAACATAAGTCAGAGTTAAAAAAATTCAGAGAAGATTTTAATATAAGACCCGGAGACAATAGTGATTTAGATGGTCAGTTGTTTCGATTAGAGCAATTAAACACTCAAAAAGTTAACAGGCAAAACCAAGGAATGATACCACTTGAAGAATGGAAGACACTAGACCCCGAAGCTAGAGCAGATTATAACACCGTGATTGATTCCGAAAACAACATAAAAGAATTAAGAGAAGCTCAGATAAAAGGACAAGATGCGATTACATCTGGTCTTGGTGGCCGAAGCATAAAAGAAAGAATACAGTTCGAGCAAGAAACAATCTCTAAAATAATGAATAAACCTAAGTACAAATTAGAGACAGAAGCAGAGTATCGTGCTCGTATCAAAGTACCTGTAGGTGCAATCATACCAACCGATCAAGAAACTTTTTATGCTGATGCTTCTTTGTTTCCTGCCAGCCCAGAGATTAAAGAGTTTGAAGAGCAAGAAATAAATGATATGTTAGATATGGCAAATGCACCGATTGAGACTCAAGCCGATACGGTTCAAAGACAAAGCTCAACTCCTATACAAGACATACTAAATATACCTAGTGCACAAGCTCAACCTCAGACAACGGAACAAGACACTACTGAACCTGCTGACTTGCAACTTGGTGAAACTATTAGTGCACAGCAAACGGATAACTTTGACGTAAAGGATATATCTACAGCTAAACCTTTGTTGAAAAACCCACAAACAGCTAGGAGGTATGCTAACGATGTTAAAAAATTACAAAACCTATCTAACAGATTGTTAGATGTTCAAAATATACCAAATGAAAAAAGCAGAGATTTTACTAGAAAAAAACTAAACAAAGAAATTGAAAAAATATCTAACGATATTAAAAAAGAATATGGAGAGTTTATTGATCCAAACACAGGTGAATTTAGCAGTGGTGAATTTAGCAATGATTTCTTTTCTGTATTAAGTTTATATAGCGATGTGCCTCAAGATCAATTAAAACAACTATTCAAAGGTTTTTCTACAGCAAAGCCAGTACAGCAAGCAATATAAAACATGCCAACGAATCCAGATTCATACAGGTCTTTTACCAATGCCCTAGGTCTGGCTTACCAAAATCCAGATAAAGTAAGTAATGATGTTATCAATAGGTTTTATGAAACAGGTGAATATCTAGAAGCTGACTCTGATCCTGTAACTGATAACTTTGATCCTGATGCATATAGAGAAAACTTTTTACAGGAATCAAATAAAATAAAAAAGTCATCTGAAGATGAATCTTTGTATGGATTTATACCCGGAAACTGGCTACCAGACTGGGTTAAGGATGGGTACAATAGAAGTATAACGGGCCTGTCAGAACAGATTGTATCTGGAGAGCAAAGGTTTAATCTTGGTAATTATAATCCTAGCACATTAGAGGACATAGGTGCTACCGTAATATCTTTTATACAACCACTAGATTTTGCAACAATGGCGGCTGGTGGTGGTATTGGAGGGTTCGCCGCTAAACAAGCTTTAAAAACAGGAGCAAAAGAAGCTCTAAAAAAAGGATTGTCAAAAACAGCTACTAACACTATTGTAACAAAAAAATTAGATGATCTTGCAGTAAAACAAATATTAGGTAACGCCCCAAACAAAGCTATTCAAATTATGACTAGCAATGGAGTTGCACCTACGGTAGCTAAAAAAGCTGTAGAGCAAGCCGCTCCTAGAGTAGTTCATAAGGCATTAATTGAAGGTGCGGCTGGAGCAACAGGGTTAGGGTTTTATCAAGGTCTAGCCACAGGGCAAATGACAAAGATTGAAAGCGGTGACTTTGATGAAGTTATGGCTTTAAAAGAAAGTATTAAAGGTAGTGCGTTAGGTGCTGTGACAGCAGGCACTGGGCCGATTGTAAGGTCTGCCCTAAAAGGTTTAAATCCTACAACTCAAACTCTTGCTGTAAAAGCTGTAGAGACTGCTGAGTTTGGCACTCTTGCTCCTATTCTTAGTGGAGAAGATATAAATGTAGAGGGGTATATACATGCGGCGGGTGTTATAGGTGGCTTAACAGCACAGAAAGCGGCGTTAAGGTATGCTAAAAAAGGTATAGATGCTGTAAAGTCTAGGCAGTACGAGAACGCAATGGATGCTGAAACTACAGCAAGATACATAATGGAGGAGACTGGTAAAGACGTTCAAAAAAGAAGTGTTCGTAATATGATAGAAACCAATGAAGTTTTTACGGATAGATATGGAACAGAGTTTGATCGTTTGCGTTTTAATGACAAACAAAAAACAGTTCAGTTGCGAAACAAGCAGACTCAGAAAGTAGATAAAATTAATTACGATCAATTTGACCAATTATTGTTTAGAAGAAAAAGCAAAGCTAGAACAGAAAAAGGTCTTGCTACATACAGAAATAATCAAATAAAAAACCTTACAAAAGAGTTAAAATTAGATACTAAAAAATTTAATGAGCATATAGATGCATCAAGACTAAAGCCACCAGCAGAAGGTGTAAAAAATAAATACTCCTTAAACTCTTTAAGTGGTGTAGAAAGGTTTAAGTTGTTAAATGAGCTTAGGCATGAGAAGAGAGTTCTTGATTTGGGTAAGCAGTTAACGGAAGCAGGTTGGGAGGGTAGTTTACTACCAAAGAAAAGATTTTTTGATGATCTGTTCCCCACTCTTCCTAAGTTTTACAGGCAAACAAAAAATAGAGGAACAACACAATTAGAAACGTTGTCATTTAGAGACTTTGATCGCTTTAACAT